ATGAATTCGGATTTGTCATTATTAAAATCGGATTATGATGCAAAATTACATTATGAAGTATCTGGATACAAAGAAAACAAGCTATATAAGTTTCGTAATATTCCTGAAGATTTTGATCCAAAACAATATGTTGAAATGAATCCTGATTTAGCTTATTTAACAAATGAATTAGATATAAAAATGCATTATGAAGTATCTGGATACAAAGAAAACAAGGTATATAAATTTCGCAGTATTCCTGAAGATTTTGATCCAAAACAATATGTTGAAATGAATCCTGATTTAGCCTATTTAACAAATGAATTAGATATAAAAATGCATTATGAAAATTATGGTTTTAAAGAAAATAGGTTGTATAAGTTTCGTAATATTCCTGAAGATTTTGATCCAAAACAATATGTTGAAATGAATTCTGATTTATCTAATTTAAATTCATATCATGATGCAAAAATACATTATGAAGTATATGGATATAAACAAAATAGGTTATATAAATTTTGCAATATTCCTGAAGACTTTGACCCAGAACAATATGTTGAAATGAATCCTGATTTAGCCTATTTAACAAATGAATTAGATATAAAAATGCATTATGAAGTATATGGATACAAAGAAAATAGATTATATAAATTTCGTAATATTCCTGAAGACTTTGATCCAAAACAATATATTGAAATGAATTATGATTTATCTAATTTAAATTCAGATCATGATGCAAAAATGCATTATGAAGTATATGGATACAACCAAAATAGAATATACAAATTTCAAAAAATGGATATTCATAAATATATCAATAAAAATTATGATTCCTATTTAAATATAAAAATTTATACACCAAAAAATATAATTTTAAATTATGAAGGAAAATACGAAATAATACATGATGTTTCTACATTAAATTCAGATGATATTTGTATATTTATTTTGAATGACTTTTGCATTAATGATGATGATATTTTTGAACTAGTAAACCTTTATGTAAATACAAATTCTGATGTATTATCTCCAACAATTATTAATAATCATGATGAATTAATTTATTTTGGCGGAATCGTTTTAAATAATAAAACTTATTTTTTTTCAGAATCTGATATGAGTTATGATACATTTTTAAATAATATAAAAAAACATTTAAATAATACTACACTATTCTATCCAGAATTATTTATAACAAATAAATCTACCTATATTAACAATTACGATTATTCATTAGATGTATTAAATCATTTTGATAAAGTTTATAAAAATAATGAGATTATTAAAACTACTCCTTTTGTTATCATAAAAAAGAATACAAATGAAATGTTTAATAGCAATTATAATAATATTAACTATTTAAATATTAAAAGTTTTCATTTTGAAAAGGAAAATATATATGATTTTATGAAGATTGACTTATATAAAAATACACATTCATTAAAAATGCAAAATTATAAATATTTAAATAACAATAATAATAAATATATTTTAATTGTTGAAAATAATTCTTTGACACCTGACTTAGATTGCGGCTCAATGTATGTTTATAACTTTATAATGGTATTAATTAAATTAAAATATAATGTTCATTTTTGCCCGATCAACTTTTCTTATAATAAATATAGTAATATACTTCAACAACTAGGAGTAAATATTATTTTTAATTATCCATTTAATATAAGTGAACACCTTAAAAATAACACAAATGTTTACGATTATATTATTATTGCTAGAAATTTTTTATTTAATAAAATATATCATTCAGTTAAAAAATATAGTAGTAAATCCAAAATAGTTTATATTACACACGATTTATCACATTTAAGAAATGATAATTTATTTAATAAAATCATTGAATTTGAAAATATTAAAAATAGCGACTTGTCATTAATTGTAAGTACCTATGAATACGATTATCTAATTAATAATAACTGTAAAAATATTTATTACTATCCTGTATGTTATGAAAATATAAATAGGAATAGTGGAAACAATATAAGTATTGAAAATTCCAAAGATTTTTATTTTATAGGTAGTCAACATACTCCTAATGTTGAATGTATTGTATTTTTTCTAGATAATGTATTTAGTGAAATATTAAAAATTAAAAAAATAAAATTACATGTAATAGGTCAATGTTGTAAATTTATTACAAATTATAAAAGTACATTTGATGAGTATCTTGAATTGCATGGCATAGTTTCAGATGATCAATTAAATACAATATTATCTACCATTCGTTTAAATGTAGTTCCATTATTAAGTGGTGCTGGTGTAAAAGGCAAAATATTACAATCTTTAAATAATCAAATTCCAACTATTTCATCATCCGTTGGTGTTCAAGGATTAAATATGACGAATCATTATAATATCATAGTGTTAGATTTTGAAAATAAAAATTATTCAGAGTATGCTAAAAAATTTGTAGATTATTATGATAATATAGAATTATTAAAAACAATAAGTAAAAATGGGAAAGAATATTTTATAAAAAAATATTCAAATGAAAAATCATTAGAATATTCTAAAATTATGTTTCAAATTTTGGATAATAATACAACAAATGAAAAGGAAGAGGATGGGGAAGAGGAAGAGGAAGAAGAAAAGGAAAAGGAAGATGAGGATGAGAAAGATGAGGAAGAGGATGAGGAAAAGGAAGATGGGGATGAGGATGAGGAAGATGGGGATGAGGATGAGGAAGACAAAGGAGAGGATATGGATGATGATAAAGAAGAAGAGGAAGAGGAATATAAAGATAAAAAGAAAGAGAAAGAGAAAGAGGAAGAAAAAATTGATAAAAAATTACCAAAAATATGTATACTATATCAAACTTACATAAATTCAGATAATGATAATAATAATTTATATAATTTTTTTAATAATTATAGTAATTACTATTCTTTTGACTTACATATAATAATTAATAATGATGAAAGTTACGAATATACTATTCATAATTTAGATAATTTAGATAATATAAAAAATAAAAATAAAAATTTTAATTTTATTAAAGGAAACAATGAATTATTTGATTTTTCTGCATATCAAATTGGCATTAACTATTTATTAAAAAATAATTTAATTAAATTATACGAAGCAATTATTATTACGAATGAAACAATAAATAAAAATCAAGAGATTTTTCTCAACAATATTGTATTAGAAACATTTGATTTTGTAATTAAAAACAACGTTTGTTGTGGAATTTTAGATTCTTGGGATATTAATAAAAACTATCAATTAAATAACAAGGAATTTAATAAATGGATAAGAGGAAATTTTTATTTTATGAATACAAAAATAATGCAAAAAATAAATTATAAAATTTTGTATTTTACTGGATCTATAAATAATTTTAACCATATCGTGATTGACCCTGAATTAAAAAATAAAATTAATCTTTGGTTACTAAATAAAAGATATATAAAATACAATAATAATAAAGCATTGAAAAATACAAAAAAATTGGAAATCTTAAATGAATACTATTTTACTTCTGAACTAATTAAATGTTGTGAAATTATTGACATTAAAAAAATAAAAGTATTGGCTAATAATTACTTTGACAGTTCTAATTTTTTATTTTATGATAAAATTCCATTTAAAAAAAATGGTTGGAAAAATTTTACCGATTTTAAAAAAGAAAAAATATTATTAAAAAAAAACAATAAAATAAAATTAATTTTTTATGATGTTGAAATAACAGATGGATCCTATTTAAGAAAATATTTTGTAGAACAATTTAAAAAAAATAAAAAAATAAAAACTAAATCAATTTTATACAAAAAAAATATTGATCAATCAATATTGAATAACCATGAAAAGTTAATTAATAGATATGATATTATACTTCATCATGTTTATTATAGTGATTTATTAGTAAATAATAGTATTTTTAATATTACTTGTTTAAGAGATCCAGTAGAAAGATTAATTAGTCACTTTCATTTTTTTGATTCTGAAAATATAGGATATTTTAACATGGTAGATTTCAAAAAAAATGATGAGAATAAATTTATACGATATTGTACTTTTATTGGGAATTTACAATTTTTAAAATTCTCCGGTTATTATGATAAAATTATTAAATGTGATAATTATGAAAAAATACATAGTTTTATAAAAGGATTCAAATGTAATTGTGAAATTAATACTATTGTATATAAAACCCTTTGTCAAATGGATGCTGTTTTAATTTTTGAAAATTTAAATAATATAATTCCTGATAATTTTGATAAAAAAGATTTAAATAATTATCATTATTACTATTACTATACAGAAGATTTTAAAAAGGAATTAATGGAGTTTTGCGAATACGACTACTTTATATATAATAGATTTAAAGATACTAGTGTTGAAAATATTCAATCTATCTTAGAGTATATATTTGACTTTTTATCAGAAAATGTAAAAAATATAAAAAATAAATAGACAATTTTGTTTACAAAATATATATTCTCTTATTGATTTATATTTATACCAATAATAACTTGTTATTGTTATAAATATTTTTTATTTCTCAATAATCACCTCCTTGGCTATTTTTTTCATAATTTTATTTTCTTTTTCTTTATCATTGTCTCCATGTCCTCCCATAGATTCAATAATTATTTTATTATACTGATCTGATTTATTTGATTCACTATGAATACAATCTGGATATTTTGCTTTAAATTGAGGGAACATTTTGGTATTTTTGTGAGCAATGTGTTTGATTGCTTTACGTAATTTATTTTTCTCATCATTTTCTTTTTCCCATTTATCTTGATCTTTTATATACATTATTTCTCTCTTCTTATCACTACAATGAACAGGGCGTTTATTTACATCTAATGCTTTTAAATTTTTAACAATAATATTTGAAATTCCATCTACAAAACCTAATTTGCCAACATTTTCCAGATCGGATAGTTGAATTTTCACTGAATCAACAAAATCCATAATATTCATGGCGTCTTTGCATTCTTCATTCAAAAAGAGATTCAAGTTAAATGTTTTGTTATTATTTGTATTGTTTGTATTATTAATTACATTGGTTGTGGGTTGCATATTTTTACAGACATCTATAACTAATTGTTTCATTTCTGCATTTTCTTTTATTAAGTATTCTATCAAATCATTATTCTTATCATTATGTACGATTTCTGTATCCTCTTTTTTAAGACATTTTTGCTCATGATACCAAAGGCTACTTCGTGCTTTATAAATTTTATTACAAGTATTACATATAAATTGTTTGGAACTTTTTGGAACTAAAATGTTCAATTTTGTTCTATTAATATGTTTAGATGTTAATATATGTCTGTTATATTGACTTTGTCTACATGTTGTATAGTCACAATTTTCACAAACAAAAAAATCGGAACTTTTTGGAACTTTTTTCATTCTAAATTGTTCTATAATAATAGAACATAAAAAAGTTCCTAAATTAATTCTTGAAAAAATAATAAATGAATAAAATTTTTCAGTCACAAAATTTCAAGTTATTTTTTTTGTGTCTTAGCATAAGAATTTTTATGGTCACAAATTTTCTCCAATTTTTTATTAATTTTTTTTCCCAAGAGTATTTTACTTTTTCGAAAAATGGACAAAAAAAATGTCCAAAAATGAAAATTCCAAAAAAGTCTTGGAAAAAAATAAAAAAAATAATTTTTCTTTAAGTTATTTTGAAAATATATAATATATATTTTTGGCATTTTTTCATTCGTATTTGTTCGTATTTTATGTTTTGCTGTTAAAAGGTGTAAGACATTTTTCTTATGAGACGATAATGTTGAATTATGTTTATATATTTTTCCACATTCACAAACATATTTTATGGTAATGGGATTTTTCGGGATTTTTTCATTAGGATTTTTAGGATTTGTTACTGAGAAGTGTTTTTTGGTTTGGAGATGATTTGTAAAATCTTTTTTATTACACGTATTATAGTTACAATCACAACATGAATATTTTGGGGATTTTTTGGGATTTTTGTCATTAGGATTCATTAGTATATAATCCTAATGACAAAAATCCCCAAAATTATTTTCAAAAAAAATGTCCAAAAATAAAAATTCCAAAAAAGTCTTGGAAAAAAATAAAAAAAATAATTTTTCTTTAAGTTATTTTGAAAATATATAATATATATATTTTGGCATTTTTGGCATTTTTTCGTTCGTATTTGTTCGTATTTTATGTTTTGCTGTCAAAATATATGTTTCAAAATATATTCTTTTGCTACATATAAATCAGCATTTTGTTACGTTCATAATTTTTGGCATTTTTTGGCATTTTTTTGTTCGTCATTTTTCGTAATATAATACGAAGACAAAAAATGCCAAAAAATAATTAGTTTCAATTGTTTACAATTATAAATATTTTTTATCTACTACCAATTATTTAAAAATTCATCTAAATCTGTATCTTCTTTTAAATTCTCCAATAAATATTTTGGATGGTATTTATCCATAATATGTTTCTCTCTTACTTTTTCCCATAACCATTTTCTTAATTGTTTTTTGAATTTTAAACAATAATATAAATAACAAAAATTATTTAATATTTTTATGTTTTGTTTTATTTTAATCAAACTAATATTATTATCCAATATATTACAAATAGGATTATTAGAATAATAGAAATCTACTATTTTTTCAGGTAAAGTACGTAAAGAAGTTAATTGATTATTATAACAATATAATTCTTTTAGATTTTGCGGTAAAGTAGGTAAAGAAGTTAATTGATTATTAGAACAAAATATGTTTTCTAGATTTTGCGGTAAAGTAGGTAAAGAAGTTAATTGATTATTAAAACAAACTAATTCTTTTAGATTTTGCGGTAAAGTAGGTAAAGAAATTAATTGATTATAAGAACAAACTAATTTTTCTAGACTTTGCGGTAAAGTAGGTAAAGAAGTTAATTGATTATTATGACAATTTAATTCTTTTAGATTTTGCGGTAAAGTAGGTAAAGAAGTTAATTGATTATTATGACAATATAATATTTCTAGATTTTTAAATTTGGTTAAATCAGGCAAAGAAGTTAATTGATTATTATAACAATATAATTTTTTTAGATTTTTAAATTTGGTTAAATCAGGCAAAGATTTAATATTCTTACAACTAATATCAAGTTTTAATATATCTTCGGATAAAGAATTCAAATATGTTTCAATCTCGGATATCATTTTTTGAGTATATAGTTTTGTTTATATATATTCCATTATTTTTATATCATAATTATATATACCTAATTAAAAGAGCAGTTTAAGTGTGAAAAGGTGTAAAAACCAGTAACATTTGTTATGTTTGTATATTTTTTGGCATTTGCATGAATAAACATTTGGCGCTTTTGGCGCTTTTTATTATTAGGATTTGTTAGGATTTGTTAGGATTTGTTAGGATTTCATGTTTACGTCTGGATAAATGTCTTGTTATACTACTTTGTTTAAAGCATATAACGTAACATATTAAACAATTATATTTTTTTGGCTCTTTTGGCGCTTTTTATCGTTAGGATTTATTAGGAATATTATCCTAACATTTAAAAAGCGCTTAAATTGTGTAAAAATAATTAAATTTTCAAAATATATAATATATATATTTTGGCATTTTTCGGCATTTTTTCGTTCTAAAACGTTCTATTTTATGTTTTGCTCTCAAAATATTTGAAAAAGAAATTATATTTGACACCATTTATGGTCTTATAATAGTTTCATTATAAATATCGGCATTTTTCGGCATTTTTTTCGTTCTAAAATGTTCTATAAAAATTGAACAAAAAAAGTTCCAAAAAGTTCCGAAAATATCAATTTATATTTTTTGTTACCATAAATAGTGTAGAAAAAATAATATAATAATATATTTTCACATGTAAACATATTATTAGAACAAAATAGAACAAAAAAAGTTCCAAATCTTCATATTTCACTTTGTAACCATAGACCATTTTATTTGCTTTATGTAACCTATAAACAAACATTTTGAAATCAATTTTGCTCCATTTTTTTTAAAAGTGGATATATATGAGCAATAAAAGTATTTTTGATTATCTTTCTGATGCTAGTGATGAAGAATTAAATTTAGAAGGAGAAGGACTACAAAAATTACCCGATAACATTGGTGATTTAAAAAATACAGATGTCACCTCTATCAATGTAAGTAACAATCAATTGACTTTTTTACCAGATAGTATTGGAAATTTACAAAAATTAGAAGAATTGCGTGTAAGTGGGAATCAATTAATTTCTTTACCTGAAACCATTGGAAATTTGATCCATTTAAATTTTTTGGCGTTCGACCGTAATCAAATAGTTTCCATCCCAGAAAGTATTGGAAATTTAGCGGAATTAAAAACATTATTTATGAATAACAATCAAATTGTTTCAATCCCAGAAAGTATTGCCAATTCATCCTTTTTGGAAAAAATTAATTCCGAACATAATCGTTTGACTTCCTTACCTGAAAGTATTGGAAATTTACAATATCTGGAAATACTTGAATTAGGTTCAAATATGCTGATTTCTTTACCTGAAAGTATTGGTAAGTTACAAAATTTAGAATATTTAGATGTAAAAGATAATCAGTTAACTTCTTTACCTGAAAGTATTAGTAATTTACAAAAATTATACACATTAAATCTAAGCGGAAATGCAAACTTAATTAAGTTACCTGAAAGTATCGTGAATTTTACCGAAGAGATTGAAATAGATATTCAAGGTACTGGAATTACGACTTTGCCAGCAAATTTACCGGATAATATTATCATTGTAGGAATGGAACAAATTGTTGTAAACCCATTTGAATCCGATATAGATTGCGAAGGAGAAGATGACCCTGTAAGTTTAGAACCGATCCCAAAAGGACGTGGTTTTCTTTTAGATGCGGATCAAAAATGTTATGATGCAAGTACGATACGACAACTAATGAAAAATGAAAGCCCTTTAACGAGAGCGCCTTTTACAGAGAAGGATTTACAACGAAAACGAAGTATTCCTTCTTTTCAAGGAGGTAGAAGAACCAGAAAACTGAGGAAATTAAAGAAAGCCAAGAAAACGAAGAAGGTTCAAAAATCAAAGAAGGCTAAGAAAACCAAGAAAGTCAGGAAGTCTAAGAAGTCTAGGAAATCTAGGAAATAAACGTTCTATAATAGAAGAAAATAGAAGAAAAAAGAAGAAAAAAGATTTATTTATTTTTTTTATCAGGCCTTGGAACTTCCACAGAAATAAATTCAGCGTCATTTCCTTCCACCATGTAATTCATTATAATTTTTTTTAAATATCCATAGGAATCTTCGGATAAAAAAGGAATTTTGTAATAAAATGTTTTTAAAATAACAAGTAATATGGTTATATGGAGTGGCAATGTTGTTTTTGAATTATGTTCCATCAATACATCATGTTTATATTTTTCATTATAAATAGAGATTTCAGTGCAAAAATTATTTTCCAAATCTTCATATTTTACTTTGTAACCATAGACCATTTTATTTGCTTTATGTAATCTATAAACAAACTTTCTGAAATCATATCTTGGAATTCCTAAAAAATTCTGCATTTTGGTTATGGTACTAGATTCATTATCTGTAAATACATCAGCGTCAATATCACTGGATGAAGGAAAATAATCAAAACGCTGAATACTTCCAAAATAGTATATTTTTACGTCTAAGTAATCAGTAAGTTTTTTAAAAAAATATTTTGCATATTCAGGCATTTCATTTCTAGTCGTTTCCATTACTTAAATTATATCAATATAATAAATTTTACTTGGTATAATTTTTCTTTTTATTAATTCTTTTTATTAATTATTTTTGTCATCTTTTATAAAATTATGCAATAACATTTCTTGATTGTTATTTGTAATTTCACCAGCCATCATCGCGGACTCATACATTTTTCTAACTACGTCATTTGGCGCACCACTTCCAATTTTGATTAAATTATGTTCTCTCAAATATTTCTTTACATCATTAATATTATTTTTTTTTAAATCTTTGAATGCTCCTATAATTTTCTTTCTTGTTGCACGATCTTTCAGTAAAACGGAAACCATTCTTTTTAATTTTGATTTTCCTACGGTATATTTTCTAGAAATGGTCTTTTTAATTTTTTGTTTGATTAGAATGGTATTTATATTTGTATTCGCATTATTTATATTTATATTTGCATTAGGATTCGCATTTATAGAAGGTTTTGTATTTGTATTATTTGTATTAGGAATCGTATTATTTGTATTAGGAATCGTATTAGGAATCGTATTAGGAATCGTATTAATTGACTGTTTTTGTTTGATTTTTTCTTTTAATACATTCAAACGATTTTCACGTTCATTTGAAACATGATTATTTACAATCGTAGACATAAAAGGTTTTTTTAACGGTTGTTGTTGTTGTTGATAATTATTGTTAGGTATATTTTTTTGCGTTTTATTCCAAATACGATAAGTAGGTTTGTTTCCACCTTTTAATACGCCATAAGGTACATCAGGTGATAAATTGCTTTTTTTATAAGGAACATTTATACGGATGGGAACTTCGTTATTATTATTTGCTTTTAATTGCTCGGTATTAATAATTATCAACGGTTCTTTTAACTCATCTGGCAAGTCAAGATTTACTTCAGGGGTTCCTCCTCCTTCACTATGAATGGAATGATAATTTTTCACTGTTTTTCTCTCTAATTCTTCTTTTTTCTTTTGATGAATCAATGCATTTTTACTTTTTTCTTCATCTATTTTTTTTTGTTTGGAAAGTGTTTGTAAATAATTTAATGAATCATTAAATTCATCCGTGTACGATTTTAAGTCTACTAAATCTGGTTTCAAATCGTTATTACTATTATTACTATTATTACTAGTATTTGTTTTAATATCTAATTTTTTATCCATGTTGTCAGTTTCTTTCTTTTTATGCTCTTTGATTCTTTTTAATAGTTTATTTTTAAGAACATTGGGAGAAATAAGAGGAATTTTATTCGGTCTTTCCTTCTTCCCTTTATTTTTTTTGGTTCTTGATAAACTAAATAATGCTGGATTAATATCTATGGTTTTATTCATTAATAATTAGAAATAAAAAGTATTAGTCATCGCTACACATTCATTATTATATTATTATACACATTCAATTAACAATAAATAGAACTATATAATTGTTTTTTCAAATCTTCTGCCTCTCTTTTACTTTTATTGTCACTATTTTTAATAAACATTTCAAAACCTTTTTCTAAATCAACGAATGTTATTTTTTTCTTTTCATCTTCCCCTTTGCAAAAAACACGTTTACTATGCGCTATTTTTACTTTTGCTAAAAGGGTTTCTATATCTCTACCAAAAAAAGGAAAATAATCCTTGTTTTTTTGAAACCATTCTATTTTAATATTGGAATTCTCATGAATCATCCATCCATTATCTTTCACTTTCTTTATAAAAATATCATACATGTCTTTCGCTTCATAATCGTCTATTTTAAATCTCCATGTAAATCTTGAATCTAACCCTTGATTATAATTGAAAAAACATTCTTTTAAATCTTTTTCATAACCAGCAATAATGACCATGAGATTGGATTTATAGTCACTCAAAGATTCACATAGTGTATCAATACACTCTTTTGAAAAACTATCGCGTTTTTCTAGATTGCCTAAAGCATAAGCTTCATCTATAAATAAAACCCCACCTAAGGCTTCTTTAATCACATCTCGCGTTTTTAAAGCCGTTTGACCTAAATAGCCTGCCACTAAATCACTACGTGTGACCTTTTTAAAGGTGCCATTTTCCAAAATGCCTATTTTACTGTAGATGATACCAATGAGCTTCGCTACTTCTGTTTTTCCGGTTCCTGGTGGCCCATAAATTACGGTGTGCATAAAATCTCCCGACATATCTTTATTGACATGTAAATTTTGAACAAAATAGATAATTTGATCTACAATATTATTTTTTAATTGATTCATTCCAATCATATTATTTAATTCAGTCAAGGGCTCTTTTATTTTATGTAATGCAGTCATATTTATATTATATTTTGTGTATGGATCATCTTCATATTTTTCTATTAGTTTTAAAATGTCTTGTATGTTATTTATTTCTACATCAATCAAAACCTGTTGATTAACTTTGACTTCTTTTCTTTCTTTTCTTTTTATCATGGGACTATGAATAGTTTGTCTCTCAGAATAATATTTTTCTCTTCTGTAAGTATTATTACTATTATA